GAATTCCACGCTCTACTGGACATTCGCCAATATCGCCTGCAGACAAGTCAAGTGCCTGTCCGTTAGATGAAGACTTTGTGCCTGTCAACTGATCAGAGTTGTAAGCAAGTGCAAGAAGAAGGTTCTCAAGTGTTGCTTCAGCAAAAGCCGTTGCCATATTTACTTGCATTCCTTGCTTGTATAACTTAGCAACGTCAAGAAGTTGGTCAACCTGTACTTCACCGAAGTCTGGTTGGAACTGCAATTCAAGGCCGTTCATTGTATAGCCTACGTTAGTAAAATCAGTGTCATCAGCGATTGTCTCTCTGTATGACTCAGACGATACATAAGCAGGCAGGGTTCCAGCAGTTAGTGTTGTGTCTGCGACGAAAAGCGCTGCAGCACCAACAATAATGTTAGTAGACGTACCACGAGTGTATGCCATATTTTTTCACCTCTACTTTCAATAGAATCTATATTAAGTTGTTGGGGTGTTTCCTCAAAATAAGTATAACAGCATTTTTAATCATATATTTGTGTGCTAATGCCGTTTGGACCTGTAACTATGATGTCTTTAGTATGATAGTCATATTCAATAATAAGTTTATTAGCATATACCGTTCTGGCTGAGGCAAGTTCTAGGATGTCTCTTGTCTCATCTGCCTGGTATACCCTTAGATTATGGAAAAATGTATTGAATGGAAGTGCCTCTGTAGAAACAGATGAGCAGAAGGCATTAATATCTTGGGCTGCTGAATCTTCTCTGTCTAGTGCATCTGTAATAATTCTATGGGAGTCGTTAATCTTTGATAGATCTGTGCAGTATAAATAGTAGACCATTTGCTCTCTTTTATTTCTATAAAATGGGCTTGGTCTAAATCTAATTAATCTTTCATATTGAATAAGAAGTGGATCTGATACCCCAGGGGCACCAATGTAGTTTTTGAATACATCTTCTATATTGGTTGGACTTGTTGGGAATACTGGGGTCATTTGTTCAAACCCGCTTAAAATACCAAACAGTTTTAACTGCTCAACAACATATTGGTTAATAAATGTTGGTGGAAATGCTGTTAATTTAATATCGTATGCCATAGTACTATTCTACCTCAACCTTTGCATTAATTATCCATTTATATCCAGTCTCAATACCCTTTGACTTACCCATCTTTGAGCCAGCCAAGAAGTTCTTCTTATAAGCAACAGGCTTATTTAGATATGCTAAAAGTCCGCTTGATCTTAAAAATGCCTGAGTAAAATATGTCCTCATGAACTCATCAAATACTCTTTCAAAAGATCCTTCAACTTCATCTCCGCCAGGGTCTCTTATTGTGACTGCTCTTCTAACAAAAATCTCTCTGCCAGCCTCTTTAAACTTTAACGCACCATTACCCTTTGGCTTGATTATGACTGGAATACCTTTTTCCATAATCTTTGCTTTATTGTAAAATGGAACAGTCATATCTTCTTTAACTGTGCTTGATTGTCTAAATGTTGAATTAATTGATAGTCCAAGATTACTAACAGTATAATCTAATTCAAACAATCTTGAACTTGGGCTGCCAGTCCTATACCATTCATAAACATGGTGCAGGCTTCTGCTATTTGCTCTTGCCTCAGAGTCAATGTATTGTCCTAGAGCAAAGATTACACCTTTACCAAGATTATTTAAAAACTCTTTTTTACCACGATTAATACCATCAAGAAAACCAAAAGAATAGTTTGCAATATTTGTTAGTTGTTTTTCAAATGCCTTTGTATCTATTCTGACTAACATTAGTCACCAACTGTCTGATTCTCTGTTCTACGCCAGAGCATTTTATAATATTCTATTTCTCCAAATGGGCCAATAAAAGGTTCTACCGTTCCAACTTCGTAAATGGTTCCTCTACCGCTTCTTGGTCCAGCAGTCTCTCTATACAAAGTTATGTCTGAAGCGCTGCGGATATTTGTAACCAAGATATTGCTTATTGCATTATCAGTCATGTTAGATGAAACTCTTATGTCTGACTTTGATCTTGCAACAAGTTTGCCATCGTACTGTAGAAATACATCTGGCTTTAGTTCAACATCTCCTGCACCACCTAATGATGTTGCATTGCAAATAATAGTTCTATCAAAAACCCATTCTTTATTTGCTTGTCCATAATTATTTTGAGTAATTATTGGATAGTAAATATCTGCCTTCATTGGGTAGATAAAGTCTGTTGCTTCGCAATCTACCATTACAAAACTCCAGGTGTGCCAAAGTTTGTAATATACTTTTCTAGAATTCTATCTACTAAAATATTGCCAGTACCGTCTAATGCAGACTTATCAATCTTAATCTTGTATTGGTCTGTAGAGTAGTCAAGAATATATCTCTTATGGTATTCCATCTTGCCACATTTAATATCATCAATCAACATTGTTATTGCATCTTGGATATCATAAGGAACTACCTTGTACCCTGTTTCAAGTGAGAATAGGTAGTTAAATGTTACTGGAAATGTTACTCCTGGGGCTACGGCTAATGTTACTGTGCTATCTTCTGTGTCATAAAGATAAATTGAGTCTGATTCTCCAAGGGGTACTCCCTTTGGAGTTCCAACTGCTCTTATATATGAATCAGTCATTTGCTGATTCCACTCTTTAATAATTGCTGTCTTATCTTTTGTTAATAAATAGTTCCACTCAAACAATGCTGCAGGATCTTGTGTTGTATCCCATACAAGTTCATTATTTTCATATGCTTTTACAATCTTGTAAACTCTGTCCCAGATTGCAAGGTAGTCTGTGCCATTTCCATTTACTTCATACCAAGAGCGCTCATAATAAAATCCACCTGGAACAATAGAGTCAATAATTGCTCGTGCTAATCCCTCATACTTTATATAATCATTAATCTCTGTTGCTGTACCAGAACCGTAAGTTCTTGCTAGTGTTGTAGGATTTACATATGGACGTGCAATTTCTAGATTGTCTTCAACAACAATATCTCCAGGAAGACCTTCAACATCTTCATAGATTGCTAAATAGTATGATTCATCATAAGAGTTAAACTGGTCTGGGAGTGTGTACTCTAGTTTTGAGCCAGAGGTAGAAACAATACTTTCCGTAACATCATTAACATTTCTTGAACTCTCATTAATAACAAGAATGTAGTCAGTATTTGGCAAAGGAACATCGTAGGAGATGGTCAATGGGTATGGTGGTAAACGTAGGATCTGCATTAAATCTTACCGTAGTGTTTGGCTACTTCTTTAGGCGATGCTTCACGCACTGCCTTATGATTTAGCCATTTAACGGATTCCTCCTTTGTGACAATGTTATATCCCTTTTGAAGGGCACCCACACCGTTCCAATGAAGATTACGCTCTGAATACAGAGCCATCTTTTCTGTTGGATTCTCTAAGACTGCTTTTACTTCTTCTGGATCTTCTCTTGGTACAAAAGGTAATATTGCTTCTAGCATTTCTTCTTTTGTGTTTGTTCCGTATAGATCAATGTTGTTCTTTTTTGCATATGCTTTTAGTTGTGGTACCGTCTTTTTTGTAAATTTTTCTACTGCTTCTGCTGTTGTTGTCATGATATCCTCCACTGCTATTATATCAGAGATAACTATCTCCTACTACCCCTTAATGTTTGTGGTTTTCTAACACCACTTGGTGTTCCAGAAATTGTTATATTCTCACCAAATATTGGTGTTGGTATATTTCCTAAAACATTATTTTGTGTAATCATTCCACTTGGACCCATTATTATTGCCCCACCTACACCGCCAACTGCAATAGCACCATCGCCGTCATGCTGATGTGGAACTGTTGGATTTCCTGGATAAGACATAATCTCCCTTAATTGATAAAGGAGGACAGTTTGACCTGTCCTCCCTATCGTTTAGTTTTTACAAACTATTATGCAGTAGGATCAACTGCTGCGTCTGCATAAGCAACCGCATCAAGTTCTTCCCACTGTAGACCAAAGCGGACGAATACTGTGTATTCAATTGTATCCTTCTTTGGCTTGTATTCACGGTTTACAGTGATATCTCTCTGGAATCCCCAAATACGGTTAGCAGGGAATGTCAAGTCGACATAATCTGCTGGGTAGTAAGGGACTTCCTGCACATCAATTCCAAGAACACGTGTTGTACGTGCTCCACCGAATGTCTGTGCCTGTCCATCAAGGTATGCCTGGCGGTTACGCTCTGTACCACCAGTTGCTGGAGCAAATGCTTCTGCGATTGCATCAGCAAGTGTTCCGTTGTTCTTTACGATACCCTGGAATGCATCTGTACCAGCATAGAACTTTAGGTTCTGCTTTACAGCACGATACTTACGTGGCATTGCAAGAATAA